CGCGAAGATCGGGGCGGCCGTCCAGCTCGAGCTGCCCAAGGTGTCAGGGTCCGCCCCTCTGCGCTACGTCAGCCCCGAGATGGTCGCTCCCGCTTCCACCGTGGCCATGCGGGTGTGGGTCGGTGGCAAGAACCTCGAGTCCTCGAGCACGTTCGTGAAGGTCAAGCAGGTGGTGCTGTGCAAGGCGGGCGAGGACACCTCCCCGTTCGACGGCAACAGCGGCACCGACTACTTCTGGACCGGTTCCCAGCGCGAGTCGCCCTCGGTGTTCCACCCGCCGCGGACTGTGAGCCTGTCGTCAGCTCGGGTGCCCCTGCCCGCCGGGCCGGCCAACGGGTCGATGTACCTCAAGGGCGCATCGCGCGCGGCCTCGATGACCCTGCAGCAGTTCGACAAGAACGCCCAGCCGCTGACCTCCACGAGCACCGCGGGCACGATCGTCGCTGGCTGGACCCGGGTGCAGGAGGGCGAGAACACCAACGCTGCCTGTGCGTTCGGCGTGCTCAAGCTGACAGTCGATGGGCTGGCGCGTGGGGAGACCGTCCTGGTCGACGCGGCGATGGTGATCGCCGGGACGCTGACCGCTCCGGCCTACTTCGACGGGGACACCGCCCCGAGCTCCGGCACCACGTACCAGTGGAGCGGGACTCCGCACGCGAGCTCGAGTGTGAAGACGGTCTACACCACGGTGCCCGACCTGCCTGACGTGAACACCCCGGCAGCCAACTCGCTGATCAGCTCGGACGCCTCGAAGAACGTCTACAAGATCGGGATGTTCTACACCTTCGAGAACGAGGTGGGGGAGTCGGCGGCCAGCCAGATCACTGAGACCCGTGTGATGCGGCCGTGGTCGAACTGGCTGTGGCAGAAGCCCGGCGCCACGGGTGAGCCGGACGGTGGGGAGACGGTGACCGCTGACCTGTGCGCAGACCAGCTGGCGGCCACCATCCCGGCGGCTGTGTACAACCAGGCGCTGGTCGACGGTGCGATCAAGTGGAACCTGTACGCGATGGCCTGGTCGGACCAGGACCCGGTGCCCGTGGAGGCGGCGCTGGTGAAGTCCGTGGACATGCGCGGCGCCCCGCTGCACAAGGACGCCGGCTGGATCAACATCACCCCGCTGCGGTCGATCGGGATCAACAACGCCCCGCTGCCGACCAAGAGCAACCGGGAGAACTACTCCGACCCGCCCCGTTCTCGCACGGGCTTGGTGGCCGGTGATCGTCTGATCGTCCTCGGAGATCCACGGGATCTTGCCACCATCCGCTGGACCAGCAACCGTCCCGGTGAGTACACGAACTTCACCTCGGCACGGGGTGGTGGACGCAAGACGCTGACGACTGGCAACCTGCACATCCCCGCTGACGTGGTGTTGTGGCAGAACCCGCAAAGCGTCGATACTCTTGCAATTCTCTGCATGGGCAGCGACGGTCGCTCGATCAGCTACTACATGATGCCGGCCAGCATCAACGCGCAGTCCGGGTCTGCAGCGATCATGAGCTTCGAGGAGACGACCTCGACGCCCGGCACGCTGTCCCCGTACGGCAACCAGGTGCTGAACAACGCGCTGTTCCGACCGCTGGATCGGGCACTGCTGAAGTCGACGGCGAACAACTACAACATCAACCACAAGACGCAGACCGACAAGATCGCCAACATGTGGCAGCGGTTGTGGTCGAAGAACTGGATCATGTCCGCCCAGTTGGACAACCGGCTCTACTACCTGGTGCACAACCCGCTGGGTGAGACGCTCGAGCCGGGCTGCAAGGGCAACGAGATCTGGGTGTACGACATCTCCGGCGGGGAGTCGGGGCACTGGTCCCGGTTCCTGATCCAGGGCAACGCGCTGCGTGTGTTCAACGTGGGGCCTTCCGAGGTGCTCGGGGTGACCCGACCTGATGGACTGTACTACCTCGATGTGACATCACGGGTGGACGACTACGTCGCCGACGAGCTCGACGTCCTGCAGCGGCCGATCCCCTGGCGGTTCGAGACGAACACACAGGGAGCCAACCGTGCCCACGATGCATGGGCACATGTGCAGCAGCTCGGCATCCAGCTCGGGAACTTCCTCGGCACCATGCGGTACGGGATGCGCGGCTACGACCTGAACGGATTCCAGCTGACCTTCGAGAAGGAGTTCACCGCGGTCGGTGTGGACGAGAACGATGGCTACACCTGGGACGTGGAGGACGTCCTGCTGGTGCGCAGGGACATGAAGGAGTGGTTCCTGTTCGGGTCCTCGGTGGACGGTGCGGAAGGCCACGGCTCTGTGGGCTTTGCGCAGTACCGCTACACGCCGGTCAGCGTCAACGTGGGCTACGAGTTCGGGTCGGTCGAGACGTTCGAGTATGGCGCCAACCCGGAGGGCTACAGCCTGAACGGGATCCCGCTGACGTACATGGACTACACCCGGCCGTAGGAGAGGATCGTCATGACGTTCAAGGCTGAGCAGGGGAAGCTGCAGAAGAAGGGCTACTCCAAGGAGAGCGCGGGCAAGATCCTCGGTGCAGCGGCCCAGAAGGCCAAGCATCCCAGCGCCAACCAGAAGAAGGTGCTCCGGCGCCAGGGCCGCAAGGTCAAGTAGCCCCTGACAGCCCGAAATGTAGACATGTAGACACGGCTCAAAGTCCCGTGTCTACATGGATGTCTACAGCCGGCACGGGGTGTTTCGTGCTCAGATGACCCTCTCTGAAGCCGTTGTAGACATGTAGACATCAAAAGCCCCTCTGTTAGATCTAGTAAAATAGTAATAATGGGGATCGCGTGTCTACAACGTCTACATGTCTACAAGCCAACTCCCCGTGCACCGGGGGTGTGGGGGTGCCCGGTGCATGACAAAGGCCCCAGGACGGTGTAGCGTTCCGCACATCTACTGGTAATCCCACCTATTGCGGAGGACCGCGCATGTCGCAGAAGTCTGAGCTCTACAACCAGCTGAAGAACAGCGGCAAGCCGCTCTCCACCTCGTATGCCCTCTACACCGTGGACCAGTTGGAGGCTGAGCTGGCTTTCCACGGGGTGCCTCAGCCGGAGGTGGCAGCCGATCGCCGCGACGACACGGTGGAGATGGAGCCGGTGCAGAAGCCGTCGATCGAGGCGGAGTACGACCGCTTCGACACGGCGATGGCAGCCGAGCAGCCGGTGCAGAAGCCGAGCATCCCGGTCGCCAAGGCCGACCCCGAGGAGCTGCCGGGCCAGCGGCTGAACACGCAGGACAAGGACGAGCCCATCAGGGTCGACGAGCAGGGTCGGCTCTGGTACCAGGAGGAAGTGGCCAAGCCCTCCTACCCCAAGCCCCGCGGCCGTCGCGTCCTGAAGTACATCGAGACAGGCGTGGAGACCAAGAGCGTCAAGAACGGCGAGTACGTCGAGACGTTCGAGGTCGCAGGAGTCGGCGCCGGCAGGCCAGCGGAGGTGAAGATCACCCTCCCCTCGTACCAGGTCGGGATCTACAAGGACCCGCGCTTCCCATTCAAGATCCACTGCTACGGCGGCCGGGAGGGCTTCGACCTGTTCGAGGTGCAGAAGTACTACGGGGGCAGCGAGCTGGTCCCCGAGGAGATCAAGCGGGTCTACATCGAGAACGACCTCTGCTATGACGTGCGCACCGTCATCCGTGCGATCCAGAACGAGCACCGCCAGATGCAGCTGACAGGGAGAATCAAGTGACCGAGACCACGATGCCCGAGTTCGAGACCGTCGACGACCTGGTGAAGGACGCGGCCGAGAACGCCGGCTACCACACCATCCTCGAGGTGTGGCGCGAGGTGCTCAAGCCAGCCCAGACGGAGCGGACCAAGAAGATCACCCCGCAGTGGGCCAACCGGATCGTCACCACGTACAACGGGCTGTCGTTCTCCGACATGCCGATCTTCCGGGAGCGGTACTTCGACAAGCTCGCCGAGCTCGAGGGGATCCTGCACGACGAGATCGCCAGCGACGACGAGTGCCTCAACGCTGCCACCCCCGCTGAGGACGTGGAGGCCAACACCTTCCACTACCTCAACGTCCTGATCAACTGGCAGAAGGCGTTCCTCGCCTGGGAGCTGGACTGGGAGTGCACACACTCCGACGCCTCGATCGAGCTCTCGGCCATCTCCGAGGTGCACCGGATGTTCTTCGACCAGAACGGGCTGACCGCCCTGCTCGACCAGATCAAGTTCGAGTTCTCTGACCAGGACCGCGACCTGCTGGCTGCTGAGCTGCAGGAGCTGCGCGAGTCACGGGAGGACTGATGAGTGTCGCACCAGACGAGAAGGAGTTCGTGGAGCTCCCGAATCATGGAGACTCTGCGTTCGGTGCTCTCCTGGATGCACTGGTCCCGGCGGAGGCAGGAGCGACGGGAGCAGGAGAGGGAGATCCTGCTGGCCAGAGTGGAAGCAACGCTGAGGGTGCTACTGGAACACCAAGCTCGAACACTGATGCTGCAGCAGCGGGAGCTCCTGTGGGAGATGGCGCTCCCAATGGCGGAGGCACTGACACGGATGGACAAGCGCAATCGGGAAGTCCAGATGCAGCAGGGACTGGAGCAGGAACTCCTGCTGGAGATCCTGCAGGGGCAGATGCCACCGGTGTCCCAGCAGCTTGGACTGTCGAGCCCGCCACCGTCCTTCCAACACTCGGTGAGCTGACCACCAAGTTCGAGGAGAACGTCAGCAAGGCGTACCAGAAAGAGGCGTACGACGCTGCGCGCGAGGAGTACGGCCAGTACTTCGAGGCACTCGAGAAGCATCCCCGTCTGCTGGTGGGCACCACCGTGCCGGCCATCGGCAAGGAGGGGACCGAGACTCTGCGCAACTCCGAGGACGCCAAGGAGTGGCAGGAGGCGGTGAAGTCCATCCTGATCGAGGAGATCCGGGAGACTGCCACTGCCAAGATGGAGGAGTCCGCGGCCTACATGCAGACGGTGCACTCGAGCATCGACCTGTTCAAGAACAACCCAGACCTGATCCCGGGTACCAAGGGCTTCAACCGGACGTTGGCGGATTCCTTCGCCAACATGATGGCGCCCTACGAGGTGCGCGCTGATGGCAAGCTGCAGGGGTACTCGATCCCTGTGCAGCCCATCATCGACAACCTCCGAAAGACTGCAGCGGCTGTACCTGCTCCGTCGAAGACGGCGGCTGCTGCACCCCCTGCGGCGGCTCGCCCGACACCCCCGCCGCCCGAGCCGCCGCAGGCAGGGATCGCATCCAAGGCAGGAAGTTCCTCCGAGAAGGAGGACTTCTCGACGTTGTTCGGCACAATAGGACTGCCCAACCTTCAGATCTAAGGAGCCAGTCATGCCGCACGACGCAGCCCTCTACGCAGATTCCGTCAAGCAACGCTCGACGCCGGCCGAAACCTCGGACGCAAACGCGGCTGAGGTCGCAGCGGCGCAGGCTGAGTACGCAAGCAGCGCTCGAGCCAGCCACAGCCAGTACAACTTCCTCACCGGGCAGGCGGACAGCTCTGCTCCGGTGCTCACTGCACTGGTACCTGACACTGTGGCGGTCGGAGACCCTGACTTCACCATCAGCGTCCAGGGCGAGAAGTTCGACGTCAACACCGTCATCTGGTGGAACGACCACGAAGAGCCGACGACGTTCGTCTCGGAGAACGAGGTGACCACCCTCGTCCGACCGGACACGATCGGAGGCCCGGCAGTCCTGCCGGTCTCGGTGCGCAACGGCGCTGTGTTCAGCGACTCGCTGGACTTCACCTTCACTGGGGCACAGCTCGCATCTGTTCCGCTGCCTACCTGGACCAAGGCAGAGATCGTCGACTGGCTGCTGGACAACGGGGTCGAGCTCTCCGAGTCGGCCCTGGGGAACATGAACAAGAGCGAGCTGCTCTCTCTCGTAGAGGCTGTGCTCTCTCCCGTCTGAGAGGAGGTGGCCGGTAGTGCCCACATTCCCGGTGCATTACCGGCCACGGCCGTACCAGGTCGAGCTTCACAAGATGTGGCGCACCAAGCGCTACGGCATCGCGGTGCTCCCGAGGCAGACCGGCAAGGACGTGGCCGCCTCGATGGAGCAGTGCGATGCTCGGCTGCGCACACCCAAGACGACGGGTGTCTACGTCAGCCTGTCCAACCCGATGATCCGCGACATCCTCTGGGACAAGACGTACATCGACCCGCTGACGGGCGAGTACATCCGTGGCCTGCAGGACAACGTCCCCAGTGACTCAGTGGACTGGAAGGGCACCCTCATGGAGGGCCGGTTCTCCAACCAGAGCCGGCTGAAGCTGCAGGGCTACTTCCAGTCCGGACAGGACAAGGCCGGTGTCGGCACGTCCTACCAGGACTACACCGTCACCGAGCTGGCTCTGTTCAGCCGTGAGGATCCGATCCCCCGCATCATGCCCATCCTCGAGAACAGGGCTGAGCAGAAGCGGCTGATGGTGGTGAGCACTCCGCGTGGGAAGCGACGCAACCCACTGTGGCAGCTGATGGAGTCCCTGAGCGGGAATCCCGAGGCACAGGTCATCGTCCGGACGATCGACGACCTGAACGAGATGATGAAGCGTGAGGGCCTGCCTCCGGTCCTGACGCCCGACGAACTCGAGCGGATCAGGGAGACCTACCTCAAGCGGTTCGGCAACGACCGCATGTTCGAGCAGGAGTACCACGTCTCCTTCGAGGAGATGGACGCCGCGGCTGTGTACGGCGAGGCGTACATGAAGTTGGTCGGGGACAACCGGGTGCACGACTTCAACCTGGATCCGGGCCATCCGGTCTACGTGGTGTTCGACATCGGCAGCTCAGGCATGCACTCGGACGCGACAGCGTGGATCGCGTTCCAGTGGATCAACGGCCGGCTGTTCCTGT